TCCTGTAACGGCAGAATATGAAGATGGATATAATGATGCGTTTGATCAACTAGTGACAGATGTCGCACGAAAATTGAAAGCTTTATGAGTAAGAAACAACAAACCTTATTGATTACTCCACCTTTATTGTCAAAGGACCATCCTTATGAAATGGAGACATTTACCGGATTCGAGTGCAGTAAATGTTACGGTAACGGTTGGATTGTTGCATTGGGAGAACGTAACGAAACAGTGATAAATACGTGCCCTGTCTGTGGAGGTAGCGGAAGATTAAAAGCGGTGGTAACCACAAAGTGGATGCCGGATAAGAAAGAAGAATAATCAATGACATAATGAAATGAAACGTCCCCCCATCAAATTCATCATCCGAATAGATGAAGATCGCCTTTCAGAGTTGATTTATTACTGGAACTGGTACGACAAGCTTTGCGACCTGCTGTTTCGCAAACCGAAGACGGAAGGACTGGCAGCGGTGGTTCTGACGGTAGATATCGACGAAGCGGCAGACTTCCTGCTGAGAGTGAAGGAGAAGACGGGAGCACGGTTGTATCAACCGGATAAAAAGTTATGAAGACAAGTGCAAAACTCGTGTTGTTTGACTATTGGTTTCGGAACCAATATCAACTTTTGAAGCAAAAGGCTTTCATCAGAACGCCACTGGAGGAAGATTCTTTCCATGATGCCTACTTGAAGTTGCGTCGGTATATCACGTTCTGCGACGAAGACATAGTGGATTACACACCTTACTTTGTCCTGATTTACAGGAGTGTTTGCAAGAATGCTGAATTTCGTGAAAAGCGTTATGTACATCCGGATGACTTTTTCTTCCGTTCAGTGGCAGTCATGGATGAATCCGAAGGAATGATTTATCTGAAGCAGATGCAGGAAAAGGTATATGTGAGTATCTTGCGTTTTGTCAAAGAAACGTTCCCAATGGATTATCACCTGTTTTGCCTGAAAGTGATAGAGCCTTGCTGCTCGTATCGTGAGTTACAGCTGTATGCCGGGATATCGGCCGGTGTGATCAGAAAAAAGATAGAAATAATCAAAGAAACCATTAAAAAAGAATTTAAGTATGAAACTAGTAATTTACAATAGTGAAAATTGTGTAGTTGTGAAAAACAGGAGTAGTATTTTTAGAGTATCCAAACGGGGCTTTTGTGTGATTACCGAACCCGGTCGGAGGCTCTTAAATATAAAGGTGGGCGATCATATCGTGGTTGCCAATGAGGAAGGCACTAAGAACTGGTTTATCCGGAAGGTGGATACGAATTCTGGATTCGAGATAAGAGTAGTTGCCAATTCCGTAGGATTCAGGAATCGTACATTTAATGAAGCGATTGCCAGAAATTTGAAGCTGGAAGGTACTGTAGGATTTCTCATAGGCAAAAATCCTGTTACGATTGATAATGAAAAGTATTTTCAGTTGATTACGACTAGACCGATCGTGGCGGAGCCGAAGAAGAGGAAGTAGATTCAAATCCAAAATGAAACAGAAAACAATAAATTGGCAGGAATCATGAAAACAAAATTACTAAAACGACTTCGCAAAGAAACGAAGGATTCTTTTTCAGTAAGTATAAAAAATGGATTTTATTTTATTCATGATACACACGTTTCCCGTGGGAATGATATAATGATTTCTCATAATAAAAAAGACTTGCTGCGTAATCTGGATGAAGTGGAAGAAGAATTGCGTATCCATCAAAGGGAATATATTCTGGAAAGAATATTCGAAATGAGGGTATATAGAGAGATGAGAAGAAGAAAACTAAATATACAAAAGAACAAATATGAAAACATTTGAAGTGATATTAACGATAGAAGCATCTGACTGTACTACAGAAAAAGATGTGCAAAAATCTTTAGAGTTTAATAGTAGTCATATAGAATTCGACTTGATAGAAGGAGATGTTACAGGAATTTCCGTATCAGAATTAGAAGTTGAATAAAACTAGAAAAAGAATAGAAATGGACAAACTGAAGTCAGATATTGAAATTATTGATTGGCTCAATAGTTTAGAATGGATTGAGGAAGTGATAGTATCTCGTGTTGAAATCGTGGGAAAAATAGGCTTGAGAACTAACTCAATGGATAAACAGATTTTTAATCTAATGAATACCTGTATGGATAATAGGTATTACATACTACTTGATAGAAAATTGATTTGCATTGAAAGGTTTAACGTATAATAAATCAAGTATGAGCGAAATAGAATATATAGAACAACCAAAAGCGATAGCTAAACTTGTTCATAAGTCGACCCAATCTATTATCCCAGTTTACAAGCCATTAAATTGGTTTCAAAGACTAATGATAAGATGGTGTTTTGGACTTAAATATGAGAGGATTAACTAATAACAAATCAATTATGGGCGAGGTAATAGTAATAAAAATAATTCTTTTACATCTTATTGCTGAAGCGATTGTCTGTTTTTTAGGCATGATTACGATGGATCATACAACCATCCAGAAATATTTGAGAGGTACTCTTTTTATAGTAGTTCTATCCATGATGGTTTCATTAGGGTATGTAATAATTAACCAATAACAATAAGAAAGGAACAGAAATATGAGTAAAGAAAAAGAAATTCAAAATTATGCCTTATGCTTTGCATCGGCTATTGAAGATGTAGTTAGAGACGAAGATAACGAAAACTACATTGAAGTGAATAATGAAAATGCCACAGAGGTAATGACAGGATTGATATTAGGGGCTGGATTTGCTTTTAATAGATTGACAGGAAGTAAATGCGATTATTTAGAGTTTACCCATGTGGCAAATCAATTAGTAGTTCAGTATCTAATGAAGCATGGAAACGTAGCGACAGAAAAAACGACTTTTAACGGATAACTGATAAATAATGAGTTTTATATCAAGACAACCCAATGGGCTTTTATGCCGATTTTCAACTGTAACAGATACCATTACTGATTATAACATGACAGATGAAGAATATATTGAAATGTGTGCCCAAAAGGCAAGAGAAGAAGCTCGAGAAACATTGAAACATTCTCTTCGTCCATTTGAACGCGTAAAAGAGTCTTTTCGACCTGTCAATATGAGTAATAGCAAGTTTAATAAGATTCTGAGATTAATGGAAACAGAAGTCGTCAGATAAAAGAAAGCCGCTGCAAGATGGATGTAGCGGCTTTCTTTTTCTTTAATGCAATATGTTTTACGCAGATTTAGTTGTACCCAAATGCTATTATCATTATTTTTGTATCAGGTAATCAATCAGTATTTCGGGATATGAAGAAGAATCGGACAAAAATCATAGGACGGAGCTATGCTCATAAGATTAGCGAGATACTCCGCATTTACGATGAACATGCACGGAGTGGCTTGAGCAACCGTGAAATCCTCCGTAGATATATCTGGCCTCTTTATCCCATCTGCGAGAAAACTTTCTATAATATCATCAACGCCAGTGCCGATCCACGCATTATCCGTCAACAGGATGAACTGAAACGTCAGCTTTCGTTGTTCTGAATCTCATCCGCTACCGTAGTGATATATTCCGTTTCATAAACTTTAATACCTCCCGGTAATGAAAACTGGCGGCTGGTCCGACGTATCAGGACGGTATCACATCCGTCGAACCGCCAGCCGTGCAGATAAGAGTTTAAACGCTTTGCCAGCGTGAGGCGTCCGGCCGCGTGCCGTTCCTGCGTGCTGCCATAGTGGGTGTCGTCGTAGCAGTCGAAAGCCAGCCGGACGGTGAGAGTCGTCTTTCCGTGCTGGAGACCGTTCTTCACATTCTCCCAAACGGTTTGGGGAATGCCGATCAGGACGCAGGGAAACGTGACCGGGTACTGGTCTTCTCCGTTGGCGAGTGCTTCCAGCTGCCCGCAGTCTTCGTCGATGAGGGCAATCGCGTCGCCCATCTTGCCGGCTATCTGTTGTTGGAGGTCGTTGAAAAAATGTTCCATGATACTGTTTTTTTTAAATATTGATAATCTTTTTAATTTCCTGCCGCAACTTGTCGTTTATCTTTTTGTCCAGCTCCGGGCCCGGCGTGGATGGCATGAACTGTCTCTTGGGAATGCGTACGACAAGCTTCGTCTTCTTGGTCAGCGCGAGACGCTTCCAGAAAGAATCGCTCTTCTTGTCCTTGCCGGCCTGGCTGTAATGTTGCGCCCAGGCAAAACGCCGCATCTTCGGGGTGACGGTGGGATTCGTGATGCCTCCCCGGTTGTGTATTCCGGCATAAGGCACGCGGGTGAATACCGTGACGGTCCCGTTTCCCGGCGCGTATTCGATGCTTCCCGACAGATGGTTCCCGCCCGAAAGCAGCGGCCCGTACCGGGATCCGGCTCCTTTCCTTCCGCTTCCCTGCCGCCGCGTCTCCTGCCATGGATGGAAGCCGTTGTGGGTGAAACCTCCCTTGCGGAAATCATCCTCGATATGTCGTTTGGCAATATTCCCGGCAATGACGGGCATTTTGCGACGGACCAGCTCCTCGAGCTGTTTCCGCTTTTGCAGGATCCTGCGGTTAAATTCCTGTATATCCATTTGTATATTAAATAAATAAACGTATCTTTGCAAAGTAAGAAAGGAGTTGAATCTTTCCAGTGCCGGATTGTAGTTCCGGCGAGGTTGGTTTTAGCTCCTTCCTTTTTTGAGGAACTGCAATAGTCTGTCGGAGTCGGTAATGCTATATAGCCTGAAACTGCCATCTTCATACTCACGGACAATTATCCAGCTTTTGTCTCCCAGTATTTTTATTTCAAACAAATGAGATTGCACCAAGCCGGGTATATCTTTATATTTGTCTACCGCTCCCACATATTTAGATTTCCTGAAAATATCCTTGATATTGAGAATCATTTCATTTTTGTGCGCATAATGCTCATGGGGCTGATTCAGCCACTCTTTAATTGCAGTTTGACTGACTGTAACAGGATGCTTGAAAACTTTATTATCCAATGTGATTCCTTTCACAGTCCCAGCGGCTTCCTTCCTTAGTTCTTTGGTGCGTTCCGAATACTTTTCATTCTGATCGTGCCGGGGTTCCGTCTTCACCTCCGCGTAATCGGGGAACTTGCGTGCCAGGAATCCATCTACCGCTTCCTTCGCCCCCTCGTACCCGTTTTCGATATACGGATGCGTATCACTGAACAATTTCCCGTCTACCCCCGGATTATTATCCAATCCCGGTGATGGTTGGTCTTTGGGTTCATTACTGCCACGAGGTGCTCCGGTGGGCGGTTCGTTGGTGGCCGACAGGGAGCATTTGCAGTTCCAGCGGTCGCCCGGGCGATGGACACTCCAGAAGGGATGATTGATTGGCAGGATCGTTCCCCAAAACACGATGTGGTCGGCTCCCGGATTCGCGCTGGTGCTGGGCATCCATTCCAGGTTAGGCAGGATATCGGCGTATTGTTCAAACCGTTGCCAGTCTGCCGCCTGGTGTGCACGGATGACGGCGGTGTCGTACTCTGTCCGCAGCCAATGTTTTACATGATGATCCAGCATCGGGTGTACGTCGTTTTTCCACTGTTCGAATGGTTTTAGATCACCATTCGAATCGAAGAGTTGTGTGGCAATATCGTTTTGCATGCGGTGTACTTTGAAAGCGGAGAATACAGCGTTGCTCCAGTCTATTTTCTGCCGGAACTCCACAGGAAGTTCTGCTCCGGATTCACTGATACCTTCATCGGTGGCTTCAGTAAAAATGCGGAAAGTCTCATTGAACAGGCTTTCCTCTATCTCCGTCATGGGATGAAAGTCCTTTTCGTAGATATGCTTCAAGGCACGCTTCAGGGTGTTGTCGTCGAATGTGAAAGCGGCGCTTACTTCGTCATCAGCGGCAGCATCCCGGTAGAGTTCATCCATTACCACTCTAAAGCCCCGTTTCTGTCCGGGGCTTGCCCGAAAAAAGGCACACGGTTCTTAGGCTGCGTATTATTTCCAGCAGGTATTTGTCCCAGCGACGCAAACGGATTATCCGCCTTTTTCTTTTCTTCCATTTCCGCTTTCAACTGCTCATAATTGTCGGGCTTTTCTACGTTCAGTTGCTCATACAGGTAGTCATCATCCAGAGGCAGTCCGAACACCGTTACAGCTTTTTCCAGCAATTCGGCACGGGTCTTTACCTGCTCCATGTCCGCGTCCTCCACATAAACGAACTCACCTCCTTTAGTATTCACTCCCAAAAATGCAAATATGTCTGTCATATCATAATTCAGCAGGTTCAGGATGGAAAGGGCATCCTGCTCTTCCAGTTCCTGTTCTATGTCCTGATGCACGGTACCCAGTGCCTGTGTGCCTGTCTCACTGGCTTCGGTGGTAAGGGTATTGCCAAGTACAGCCTTGCTCATTTCAGCATTACAGCGTTCCACGAGACTGCTGTACAGTTCACTGCTGCCTGTTGTGTTTCCTGTTTCCACAAATTCCAGGTTAGATCCTTCCGGACAAAAGAAATCCATTCCTCCGCCTTGTTCCCGTGCAGCTTCCATTGCATTGTGCAAAGCTTCCGGGTCCGCCGCATCGTATGTATATTTACGTACCGGCATGCCGAAAATCTCGGAGAATTGCGCCCAGTCACCAATAGTTCCACGCTTATAGATAACGTATGGAGCCGTACGCGCTAGAATCCCCAGCGGTTCTTTGCCCCGTATCATCAGCAGGTCTCCATAATTATCAAAACTTTCACCGTTGATGTCTTCTTGCCGTGTTTTGATGATGCGCAACACTGGATCTATGTGTTTGCGTGGTGCCAGATAATAATCTATCCAGCCTTTGGTATTGATATAGAACTGAACGAGCGTAAATCCCCAGTATTCCGCATCCAGTGCGTCACTGATAAATCGGAGGAACCAGGGTGATGATATCTGCTCATTCACTTTATCATCGGGTATGCCGTTACGGCGAAATTCAATCTTCCTGCTTAGTACTCCGCTTTTCCGTTTTTGTACCA